TCCGGCCTGATATCGTTCTTGTTAGATCTCTTGTCGTACTTGCCTTGCATCGCGCAAAAGAAGTCGCCGATGTCGATCACCGGCGCGTTGCGCTTGAGCGCGAGATCGAGATGCCGCTTGAGCATCGTGCGGTCGCAGTGCGGGTTGTCCCAGTGGACGTCGGACTGAAGGAGAAAGTACTGCTCGTCACCGACCCGAGGCAGATCGACCCGAAAGCGGTGGACGTTGCGCGCGACTTCCGAGAAGCTCCACCGCTCTTTTGTTGGTGTCATAAAATAAGCTCTAGGAAGTCAGGCGCGTCTGGATCTTCGTCCAGAACCATATCGGTCTCGATCTGAATAAACCGAAACGATTTAATCGGCCTCACACATTTAGAGCATCGGTCAAATCCAGCTCCGTCAGACCAGCGCCCGGCGTGATTAGCGCGCCCTCGGCCTTCGCGACCTCGTAAATCTGATGGCGAATCGCATCGGTCATCGGCTCCAGCGCCGCGAGCACCGCGCTGCCAAAGTACTGGTCGAACTTCTCGTCGTAGATTCGCAGCCGGGCCAGCGTGGAAGCGATTGGCTGGCCTGCGACCGCGACCTCATGCGAGACGTAAAGCGCAAGCCGCGCCGTGCATTGCCGCGAGGCTCGGTCCCACGAGTACACGTCACACCGGATGTAGTTGCCCTCGATGCCGCTCGGCAGGGTGATGCTTTTTTGAAGTGCCATGATGTGTATTCGTTTTAATCGTACTCGATGAACTCGAAGGAAACGCGACGCAAACCTGCGCCGATGTTCGTGCCGTCGTAAGTGTAGACCTCGATCACGGCGTTGGTCGCAGAGTTGTTCACGTCGTCCCAATCGTACCGCCAGCCGAGCGACGTGTCTGAGGTGATGCACCCGCTTGCGACATCCGGCTTCGTCGTGAAGCCTCGGTTCGTCAGGTCGATGTTAAATTTCTCCGCCGCTGCACCGCCCGCAAGCGACACGGTCGAATTGATGGGGAAGCGCGCGATGACCGCTCGCACCGACGCCGCCCCGAGCGTTCCGGTCTTGATGAAGTCGCTCGATACCGTGTCCGAAGTGACGTCGCCACCGGTGATGTTGATGGTCGCCCTGTTCTGCGCGCCGACGTTTCCAGCGTAACCGATCGTCCACGCAGCCGGGCCCGAGGTCACCCAGTCCGACTTGTTGCCGGTAAAGTCTATGAATCGCATCCACGCTCCGAAGCTCAAGAATGACGGAACCGTGTAGATCGGCCATTCCGCGCTGTCAGCCGGAACAGATTCGCCGACGTCGGTGGAAAGAGGCTTACTGCCACCACCGGTGAGCTTGATGATGTACTCGGCAAACCGAATGTCTTTGTCGGTCGGTCTATTCCATCTGAGCCACGATCCAAAGGAGAGAGTACTTACCCCTCCGCTCGACTCGTACACCGGCGGGAAGTCATCGCCAAAGGTCGGCGCGGCGGTCGTGACTCCGGTCGGGTCCGCAGGCGCGGTGCTCTTGTTCGGCGCAGTCCGAGAAAGCGTCGAGCTTATCGCTGACGCAGCGCCGGAGAACGAAAACGCTTCGACCGCGAACTCATAAGCGACGCCGGGAGAAAGATCGTCGATGCTCGAATTGACCGAGCCGACCGCGACCTGATCGCCAACGATGAATCCGCTTGCTCCGCTGCGACGGTAGAGTGAGTTCATGCCGATCGCGCCCGACGGCAGCGCAGGCAAGGCAATCGTAATGCGAGCGAAGACCGTACCGTCGCCTGAGAGGTAGGTCGCTTCGCTGACGAACGTCGGCGCGCTCGGCGTCGCGGGCGGCGTCGTATCGACTGAGCCTTCAGGCACGACGACCGGCGTGATCGCAACAATTGCGGAGAACGCGCTCTCCTCCTCGATGCGGTTGATGTCAGTGATCTTGTAATGATAGGTCGTGCCGATCACGACATTGAGATCCACGAAGCGAGACGCGGCGACTTCGGCGATCTTGTTGTACGTGCCGCCGCTGCCCGTCTCAGATCGATAGACTCCATACTCTGAATGATCCGGCTCGGTGCTGTCGTCCCAGTCCAGCGAGACCGCCTTGCCCGTGCCCGCTGTCGCCGTGACTCCGGTAGGCGTGCCCGGTAGCGTCGTGCGCGCTGCGACTGTGATCGATCCCGAAAGGTAGTTTGTCGTGACCTTGAAGTACGACTCGCCAAAGATTCGGACGTTGTACCCTGTCCCGATCTTCACGTCGCTTGAGATGTAGTCCTCATCCTGCGTGCCCTCGACGCGGCTCCACGTCAGGTAGGTCGTGCTTGCGATAGGCTTGTATTCGATGACGACCGCGCCGCCGCTTTGGATGAACTGCTCGGACGGTGGCGTCCACTCGACCTTGATTCGCGGGATCGTCGTGCCGTCCGCTTGAATAAACTGCGTCGTGCCGTCTGCCGTGAGCACAAGGTTCGTCGGAGCGTCGAGCGTGAACGGATCAGGCAGCGTCGTGTTTGCCGCGTCTGCGACCGCGATCTCGTCGGCCACCGTCCACGAGTAAACGCTCGATGCCGTCTCGCGCAGCGTCATGTCGATGTAGAGCTGCGGCGGATTGCCGTCGCTCGCGAAGTTCCACTCCATGACCTCGAACACCTTCGCGGACCAGCCGAGCTTCGCGTTCGTGATCATCACCGTGTCACCGGCGCGGACCTGCATTGCCTCCAGCCGGAAGCGCGCGGTGAAGGTGATCTCCTCGCGGGCGCGTCGCAGCTCGATGACTCCGAGGCGTTGCGCGCAGCTCGGCGAAGTCGTGAACGGGAGCACCACGTCGCGGACGAACTTCACGCCGTTGTCCGCCGTGACGTAGGTCGCGGACGAGATCGAAGGGAAGTCGGAGACCTGCCATGCGTTCTTCTCGCTGACGTACACGCCCTTGACGGTGTTGACCCGGTCGCGTGCGCTCGTGCGCGTCTGCACGTTGAGAGGACCGACGAAGTGCTTCTCGTTTAGCGTCACGGTCGGGATGCGATAGCCGCCCGCGTAGGCGACGATCTTGCCGCCAGAGTACGCGATCAGACCACCCATCGCGGAGAGGAGCTTGCCGATGTTCTCGTCGGGCGACGCGCTTGTCGCGATCACGCCGTTGCACTCGTAGCGGTTCTCATAAACGACCGGCGAGACCGGGAGAATCTGCACCTGCTCGTCGCAGATGTTTGCTGCCGCGTTGATCGCGGTCACGTCGATCTCGGTCGCGCTCATGCCCATGCCTAGCGCGGAGTCCGTGAGATAGTCGCGCAGGCAGAGCGCAGGGTTCGCAGAGTAGGCCGTCGTGCTCGTGCGCGTATCGAGCACTTTCTTGCCCTTGATCACGGCGGAGATGTTCGGGATGCCGCTCGGGTACTTCTCGGTATCCCACGTCAGGCGGACGTAAACGTAGGCGATGCCAGAGAGCTTGTGGTCGGAGGTCCACCGGCCATCGGTCAGGCTCGCCGTGTCGGTCACGAGATCGGAGTCCGCGAGTTGCGTTGACTCGCCGAGGTGCTTGTTCACGCGAGCCACGCCAGCGTAGAAGCCGGTCGGCGTGTTGCCGGAAAGCGGAACCAGCTCGTCGTTGAAGTAGATTTCCTCGATCTCCTCGATCTCGTGGCCGGCCAGAGCGACGACAATGTGCAGGTACTGGTTTGTGCTCCCGGTCGTGCTCATGTACACGATCGTTCCAGAAACCCTGCTGCGACCGTAGGCGACGGTCCTCGCCGAGATCGGAGAGCGCACCATCTGCGACCGGCTCGCCATTGAGCTGTCCGCAAAACTCGGAGGCTTCGGCGCGAGGAGCTTCGACGCCGCCATCGACGCAGCCGTGACTGCGATGAATTTTACAACCGCCGTGAGTGTTATCGTTTTTGCTGCGGCAACAGTAGCAGCGATCAGAGCTGGAATTGCTTGCGGCATTTTAAATTCTCCACGCGGTCTCGACGTTAGAAATCGGCATAAAAACAAGACCAGTCTTCGCGACAAAGACTGTCGTCGGACCGATGCAAATTCCGAGCGTTATGCCGCCCCCAGCTTGCTGTGCAACGATGTCGCCGCGCCTCGCCTGCTGCGGCGCGACGCGGTGCAGACGCAACGCATCGACCAAAGCCTCGACGCCGCCAGCTTCGTCGAGAACGCGCATCGCACCGAGCCCCGACGAGTAGCTACCGCGCCACGTTTCGGCGTAATCTTTGCCCGTGCAGAGCTCCACCCAGTCCGCCGCAAAGAGGCAGCAGTCGTTTGAGCCCCACGCGAAAGGCTCGCTTCGCTTCCTTTCGATGTAGGCCGAGAGCAGGTCCGGCCAGTTGTCACGGCGAGCGATCATTCGTAGGTCGTGGTCTCGTAGTTGGCGCCGCCGTGATCGTTGACCGGCGAGGTAAACTTTGCGTTGCCCCAGTAAATCTCCTTTTCCTGAATCGCGTTGACGAACTCCAGCCCCTTGTCGCTCGGAAAAAGCGCCTTCTGCTCCTCGTCAGTGTAACGCACCTCGCGCGGACGACGGAAGTCTACGAGCTTGTTTTCGGCATTCATTCCGATGATCGCCTGCTCTCCGTCGTCGTTGATCGTCATCACGTCCATGCGCCCGGCGAACACGGTCACGGGCGTCGAGACAAGCGTTCCGTCGCTCGCCATCGCCGCGAACAAGATCGAGCACTCCCTGCCCTGATAGTTTTCGGTGAGCGCAATCGCGATCTGCGCCGTCGGCACGCCCGAAAGCTGCATCGTGATCCCGCGAGCCGCGAGGTCAGTCGTCTCCTCAACCGGCGAGATCGTCCCGAGCGTGCCGATCCCGAGATAGCCTGTCCCGTTGTAGGTGATCGTGCCGTACCCGCTCCAAAGGTTGACCGGCGTCGAGAACGAAAGGCTCGCGAGGATGATCGGCGCAAGCTGCGACGCGCTGACCTGCGTCGTCATGTCGTTACTGAGAGAACGTCCTGCGGTCGTGATGCTCATTAGGCGACGTCCTCCACCACGCTAAAGCTGATCGTGTAGAATTTCGCGAGGTCGATGCTCCACTGCGTGCTTGATTCAGCGAGCCGGAACACGCCCTTTGCGCTGCTGTAGGTGATCGCCGTGCCGCCAGCGTAGGAGGCGCGCAGGACCGGGAAGAGATCGACCGATGACGACGAGTTGACCTGCACCACCTTGTAAAGCGAGGTCGAGATTTGAATCCAGTCGCCGACCGCGAAGGTGCCGGTCGCGCCGCTGATCCCGAGCGTGGTCGTGTTCGCCGTCGCGCTCGACACGGTCAGCGTCCCGGTGACGTTGCCACGAGCGGTGGGGTTCGCGTAGTCGCCGAAATAGAACGTGCCGCGCTGCGCCGAGAGTAGGAACGAGAGCACCTGCTCAGCCTCCGCGCGTTGCATTGGCGGGCACTCAACGCTCCCGAGCCAGCCCTGCCCCGGCCAATTGTACTGCTGGGTCTGAAGCGTGAACGGCGAGACGTTGCGCGAGGTCGCGCTGATGCCCGTGATCGAAAGGCTCGATGCTTCGAGCGCAGCCGGTGGGGTGAGTGGATAGGTGATAGCCATGGCGGGTTATGCGAACGCGGCGCGGTACGCTCCGCCGCGCCGGACCATGTCGGGAATCTCGGCCTTGAGGCGTTTGCGTTCGGATTCGAGGATCGGTCCGAGTTCAGACCTCGTGACTCCTGCCGCGATGTTGTAGGTGATGTTCACCGAAGGACCGCCGCCGCCTCCGCCAGATCGCATCGCGTCGTTCGGGACGATGGAGCCGCTGGAGCCGGGAACGAATAGCTCGGGACCGCGCTCGCCGACGAGATAGGAGCGTCCGCTGTTTACGGGTCCGCCGTCGGCGCGAGCGCCCGAGATAAGGTTCCCGATGCCTTTCGCGAGAGGAGCCGTCACGACGTTCTGAAACACAAGGCGCACCAAATCGAGGCCGAGCTGCTTTAGGACTTCGCTTAATTTTTGACCGGAGAAGATCGCATCCTCGAAGCCCGAGGCGATCATTTCGCCTGCCTGCATCGCTGGTTGATTTAAAAATTCTTGAAGGTCTGCAATCTCATTGGTTACACCGACCAGTTGCGCCTTTAAAACGATTTGCCTTTCGATCGATTGGTTTTCTTTAGCCATCAGCTCACCCATGATCCTAACGGAATCCATCTGTTTATTCCGCACCGCTTCTCCTACTGATACTTCTCCGGCAAACAAACGCGATTGAGCTTCACCGAGCTGATCCGTGACGACGGTGAACTGTTTGCGGAGTTCGAAACTTTCTTCCTCTAGTTTAAGACCTCGCTTTTTGTTTTCGTTTAAAAGTCTTTGAGCTTGTTCACGTTTTTCAGCTGATCCGACTGGATCAGTAGAAAAAGACAAAGCAGCTTCCCGCGTGAGCTGATTAATTCGCTGTTCTGTTTCAGCGAACAAAATGGATTCCGACTTCCCGATGTCGTCGAATTGTCGTCTGAGTTCGCTGAGGCGTTTTGCTGACGCATCGATCAACGGAGCGCCTTTTGCGAACCTCATATTTATCTCGTCTGCCTCTGTGCGAGCTGCCGAAAAAAGATTGATGAGCGATGAAAAAGTCAAAGCGACGGTCGCCTTAAGGCCCATCATAAATCCGTCCAGCTTCGAGGTGGCAGCTGAAATGTTGTCGATTTCTTTGGCCGAGAGACCAAATTCTTTCCCGTTCGCTTCCACTTCTCGCATCGTGCTCGCGATTTTCCCGAGACCGGCGACAACTACGCCGATGCCTAAAAAGCTCTTGATCCCACGAGCCACGCTTTTGGTCGTCTTGTCGATGCTCGATAGGTTATTCTGCACGCTCGCAAAAGCCTGCTTCGTCGCGTCCACCGCCCGCAGTGTAAATGTCGCTTCAGCCATGAGCTTTTTGCAGTCGAGATTTGTGGTTTAGGTAAGCGATCCAGCCGTGCATTTCATCGGCTGGCATCGCGAGGACTTCGTGAGCAAATTTGCCGAGACGTTCCGCGATTGCGTAAACGGCGACGAGGTCGGCTCCGTCGTCGCCGTCGATCAGTTTTTTAGCTCATCAGCCTTTGGCGAGTCCGAGCTGATCATCTCATTCGCGACCCGTGCCACCACGTTGCTGTCAGCCTTGTTCAGCAGCGTCGGACGGTGCTCGATGGTAAACAGTTTCTTCCCAGCCTCGTCGGTCGCCTTCATGATCAGGATGTCCACGAGCAGGTCCATGTCGCTTGCGACGCTCTTCTTGTAGACTCGGTTCTTTTCGGCGAGGGTCATCGGCGCGGAGTAGATCACGAGCTTCCACTCGGGCACCTCGATTCGCTTAGTGCCGAGGCTGTTGAAGTGTTCGCGGACGAGGTCGATGGCTTCCATGTGTGTGTTGTGTTTTTTGATTACGTTAGACCGTCAGAGTCGAGAGCACGCCGTTGCCCTCGAACGCGACCGACGCTTCGACAAGGCCGTCAAAGGACGCAGTGGGGTTAAACTGCGTGACGATAGCCGAGCCGCTGTAGTAGGTGTCAGACGCCGCAGCGCCCTCGGGATAGAGGTTTAGGGTCACGGTCGATCCAATGGTGATCAGGATCTGACCCGCGTCGCCCTCGTCCCAGAACAGGTCAGCCGTCGCGCTCCACGACTTCATCGACGCCTTGCGCGTGCGGTAGGTGTCGCCGATCACGCTGTCCTCGACGGTGTCGGAGGTGTGGGTCAAAGCGTAGTTTCTCAACTCGCCGATGGTGGTGGAGGAAATTTTGACGAGCCCCTCCCGGCCCAGATAAGTTGCCATGTTAGTCGTTGGTCAGATAGATGCAGTTGAAAGTGTGACGAGCCGTTCCCCAGCGACGGTCTTCGTCTGGTTCGATCATATATTCGACATTCGTCAAATGCAGGTCGCGGCAGACGCCGCCTAGCGTCACGTCCGCGAGCACCGCCGCCTCTACCGCAGCCGATCCGGTGTCGAAAAGGTCGTCGATCAGGTAGGTGCCGCTCTCGGCGACGAAGTAATCGACCATGAGCTGGAGTTGCCGGTACTGCGTTCGGTTGCTCGGGCCGAGTGTGCGGACCTCGATCTGCTCGGTGACAGCGTACACTGCCGCCGACGGGAAGCTGACGCTGGCGATGGTGTTGTTGCGCCCGCGCAGGATGTTCGCCGTCGGGACGACGAGCGCGGAGGTGAGCGCGGTGGCGGTATTGGTTCTGATTTGTGTGCGTGTGCTCATGCTGCGATTGGGAGTGCTCTGCCGCCCACTTTTGTGAAGCCGAGGTTGACGGCGCGGTTTGCAAGCACGCGGTTGATTTTGAGTAGAGTCGTCCGCGTGCGAGATGCGACTGCCGCGTCGATGGTGCGCTGGTAATTCGGGATTTTTACCTTACGGTTTACCGCGACGATAAACGGATTTGAGCCGACAAAGTTCGACGTGACCGTGCCAGCCTTCCCGCCGAATCGGTCCGAGAACTTCTTGTACTTCGCGCCGGTCGCTTTCGCCGCAGGAATCCAGCCCGACGCCGTCCAGCCGACCCGGCTCCTAATCTCTTTCGAGAACTCCTTCATGTCGCCCGAATACGCGGCCATGTTCGTGTCCTTTGGGATACGCCCGCGAGAATTCTGCCGCTTTCGATGAGCGATCCGGATCTCGTCCACGTTCGCGAGCATCTGCCTACCGTGGAAAAACTTGAAGTTTGGATTTTGAAAAAGGAGCTTGAGCTTTTCCGTCTCGCGATCGCGGACATATTTTGCCATCGACCGGAAGAATCCATTCTTCCCCGCCTTCGCTTCAAGTTCGGGATAGCTTAAAGGAGTCGCGAGATTTGCCATGTCGCTCTGCACTGCGCCTTCGCCTTGCTTGCGCGACTTCGGCGGCGTGAACTTAATGAACAGATTGATCAGGTATCGGCCCTCCTCTTTGATCACGGGACCGAGTCCGACCTTTGCCGCGAGCGCAAGGCGGGCGAGTGCGAACTCTAGTTTGCGGACGTCTGTTTGAACCGAGATCATCGCGTCAAATCACCTTCGCGACCTCGATCTCGCAGCCGGTTCCCTCGGCGTCAAATGCGACGCTTTCGATGAAGTAGGTGATTCCCGCCCGTGCGAGCGTCTGCGCGACCTGCGGCGCTGCCGAGATGCTCGACGTCTGAAGGAAGATCGTGAACTTCGACTCGTTGCGCCGCTGATCCTCGAAGTCCGAGAACACGTTTCGCGATGACGACCAGACGCCCGTCACCGCCGCGCCCTGATAGGTGAACGCGATCCCGGCTTGATCGAGGATCGCGGAAAAGTCGGAATTGATCTGTGTTGGGTCAAAGTCCCTGACGGCCATACTTAAGCGCGATTCGTCAAATACCACCGGGCGTGCAGCTCCGGTCGATTCGCGCGCAGCCACGGCTCCGCATCTTCCATGCACTTCTTCGCGTCCTGCCCGCACGTCTGGCTCCCGACGTGGTGAACGTAGGCGCGAGAGACGAAGTGCTGCCGCTTCATTTCTAGGCACTGCACGTCGTCCGAAAACCAGTTGATCGGCGGGAAGTCGATCCACGCGTCCCGGTGAATCCACGCGCAGATCGGCGCGATGATGTCCGCCCGCAGGATGTGCTGCTCGGACTCGTAGCGCAGGAAGTTGATCTGACCGCGACCGATACGGATGTTCTGCCCTCCGCGAGCGTAGTCCGACCGGGTTGCAACCCACCCGAGATCCGCGATGTTTGCCCTCAGATGCGCGACATCGTAGGCGAGCGTCTCCCACGTCGTCGGCGTGAACACGATGTCGTCATTGCACACGACCACCGATTCGTGCGCGCGGAAAGCCTCTCGCACGCCGTGATTGTACGCCTCGCCGAAGCTGCTCCCGACGTTGCGAAAGATCAGCACCTCGACCTCGCGCGGAACGTAGGCCGCGATTGACGCCTTCATGACCGCGAGGCACCGCGCGTTCATCGTGCAGATGACGATGGCCGGGAGCGTGCTCACTTCGCACCTCCGAGGATTCGCTCGATGTTCGAGGCGTCGATCACGATGTCGCCGGACGCCACTACCTTGTCGTCCCAGCTGTGCGGCGGGACCATGCCGTCCTCGACGTTGATCACGATCATCGCTCGGTCTGGTCTTAGCGCTGCTCCGAGGTCGTGCAGGAACTGCTTCGCCATCGACACGGTCTCGGCGTCGTTTGGATCGACCACGAACCGGTGCTCGACGATCTCCGGTCTGCTCGCCGTCGCCAGCCACGCGTCGCGGAACGAGACGGATTTCGTCGAGTTGCCCAGCGTCTTTTGGTTCAGCAGGATAGCCGGGAGCGCGTGCCTGTGATAGACGAGCTGCATCGCGTCCGCGTCCGCAGTCTGGCCGGCCAGACGAAACGCGCGAGCCGCGAGGTCGTGCCCCGCCCAGCCGTACCACTTCGCTTCGTGCGTCCACGGACGGTCACCGGGCGCAGGCTCCGGCAGCTTGAGCATATGCGACGCCCACCAGCTCGCCCGCTTGCCGTCGTTGCGCTCAAAGGCCAGCATGATGATCGAAGCGATTGCCTCCCGGCACCACGGGAACACGCCGTGCGCCGACATCGCGAGCTGAAGCGACTCGCGGCGACTAGCCGAGATCCGCGCCAGATTAAGCAAGACCTCGTACCGAAACGAGTCGTCGAGATTTGGGAACGAGATCGCGATCTTCCCAAACTGCTCCGCCGCCGACTTGTTTCCCGCGCAGTAGTGCTCTTGATGTATGTAAAAATACTGCGTCGCTGCCTCGTTCACGCTCCTCCCGAGGATCGCGAGGTTTCGCTTGCGGTTGTCCTGCTTGATCGCCTGCGGCAGATGGTGCCACACCGGAGTCGCCCAGTCCTCGTGCCGGTCGTTTGGCAGCAGGAGCAGGTTCTCGTGGACATCGTGGTGCCAGATTCGCCCCTCCTGAAACGCGCTGCGCCGGATGAAGCGTTCCCGAGGGAGTCGCTTGCCGGTTCCTCGAACGTCGTACGGGCAGCGGATCATGAGAACGTCCTCAGATAGCGCCGCGAGCCTGTCGCGAAGCCCCTCAAATTCCGCGAGTTGGTCGTCGCAATCCGCCCAGACGAGCCAATCTCCGGTCGCCTGCGAGAACGACTGATTGCGTGCCCGTGCGAACGAATCGACGTGCTTCCATGCCCGAGCGGTCACGCCGTTAAGATATTCGCTGAAAACGAACGCCTTGCCGTTCTCTGCACACCACTGGCGCGCGATCATCTCGGTCTTGTCGGGTTCCTTCGATCCGATTGCGCGGACGAGTGACAGCTCATGGAATGAGCCTTTCCATGACCCCAGCAGAGAGCGAATGTGGTGCTCCTCGTTCCCGCAAATAACGCAGAGTGAGATTGTCATTGTGTTTGTGTGTTGCGTATCCGTGTCAATAGATCGCCGCCAGAGGGTCAAAGCAAAAAGCCCCACGCCGGTAAAGGCGTGAGGCTCGTTGAATCAATCGCGGTGAGCGTTAGCTGTACTGAGTGACGATCAACTGACCAGCGTTCGGGTTCACGACCTTCTCGGCAGTGTAGTGCGAAGCGCGGACGATGTTGCTCTTGATCGCCTCGTCGCGGTAGGAGCTGACACCGATCACCGAACCATACTCCTGCCAATTTAAAGTAAAGGCAGCCCCGCCGCCGAAGAAACCAGCGGACGCCTCGGTCACGTTACCGATCCAGATGTAGGTGTTGACCCACGCCTGAGCCGCGGAGAACGCCACGCCCTCGGGGGCGGCATCGTATGACGTGCGGCCAATTAAAACCTCAGAAACACCGAACACCTCGGCAGCGGCCTGCGTGGAAGCGTTCAGGATGGTGTCGCTCGAAAGGCCGGTGCCGCGCAGGCGGTTCTGGAACTTCGTGCTGGCGCGCAGTCGGGTCCAGACCGGGTAAGGAATCACGACCTTCGTGTTGGTCGTGCTCTCGCCCTTCGAGAGCATCCGGTCAAGAGCGTCCTGAACGTCGAGACCCACATCGAACGTCGCCAGATTCGCGACCGTGTAGGCCGTGCCGGAGTTGGTCGCGGTGAAGTTGTTCGTATTGAAAATCGCAGCAGCGACGCGCAGTTCGTGAGCGAGGAGCAGCTTGCGCTTCGCGAGCTTAGCCGAGATGACCTCGGCGTCGAAGAAGCGAGCCACGTCGAGCTGGACCGTGTCATCGACCGCCTCCTCGTAACCGTACTCCAGCGCGGTGTAGGTGTCCTGATTGAAGGCGCGGGTGCCACGGGCGTAGGCGCTGTATGGCGCGCGGTTCTTGACGTCGCTCTTGAGGAGCTGGCCTTCCTTCAGAACGAAGGATGGGTACTGGCCGGCGCGGACCGGGACGTTGAGCACGGGCATGACGGCGGTGCCGATCAGACCAGCCTCCCAGTCCTTCGCCTGCTCGACGACACCGGCGATGTCGCCACGGAAGATTGCAGCTGAATTCGTATACATGGTAAGTAAATTCTAAGGGTTAGAGATTCTTCGGGAGCATCTCGATGATGGCCGAGGCGTCCGAAGCGGTGGAGAGGGACTTGCCCACGGTGATCGTGCCGGTGATGGCGACGGTCCCGTTGGCGGTGGAGAACAGCGTATCGCCGACGGTCACAGGACCGGCGAGCAGAGTGGCCTTGACGGTGTTGCCGCCGAGGAACTGCACGCTGACCTGATCGCCCGAGGCCGCGTCGATGAGCGCAACGCCATCAGGAAGGGAGGCGGTCGCCGAGAGGCCCACACCACGGTTCGAGGAGATCGAGACGAGACGAAAGGCAGTGATCGCAGCGTTGGCGACGAACGTGCCCGATTGATTGAAATAGGTAGACATGTTGTTTCAGGGTTAGAGCTTGATGATTTCGCCAGCCTGCACGCGGGAGCGGTAGGCGACGTAAAGGTCGGAGTGGTTCTTGATCGAGAACGCGATGGCGGCAGACTTGTCGCCCTTGAGTTCGACGCTCTTCGCGGCGACGACGTCCTCGAACTTCTGCGCGGCGACTGCTGGAGCGGACACCTCAGCAGAGGCGACCGGAGCGGAAGGCGCACCGAAAGACTTCGAGAATTCTTTGATCGCGGCGAGCGCAGCGGCATTGGCCGCGAGCTGGACGGCTTCATTCTGCGCGCTCATGGCGGCAGGCTTGTCCTCTTCCTTTTCGGAAGGGATAGCGGATTCGAGTTTCGCGACGCGGTCGCCCATCGCCATCATGGCGGACTGAATCATGCCCTCGATTGCTTTCTTCATTTCGTCGTTCATAGGATATTCCATTTTGATTTTTGCTCCGTCTTGCCCCACTTCGCCCTCCTGAAGTTGTTTCAGTTTTCGCGCGAAGAATCCGCTCGGGTTCGCAGCTGGTTCGCTGACGAGGTCCACCGAGTAGATTTCGGAGCACCGTTGCAAAGTCTTGAGGCCGTCCGCGCTCTTCTCGGAAGGACCAGAGAACGCGATGGACAAGCCGAACGTGTCGGGAATCCGCTGCGCGATTTCGAGGATGTAACTGCGATGCGGCGAGGACTGCAGCAGATGCAGATCGCCGAGGAGCTTGTCGCCGTCGATCCGGAGCGCGTCAATATAGCCGACGATGTCGCCCGCGCCGCCCGAGTGATCGAGTTTGACCTTGAGACCGCCCGCGTACTGCTCCGCCGCCTTTTTGACCTGTTCGAGCGTCTTCTCGTCGATCATGACACCGTGCCCGAGAGCCGGTCCCTTCGTGATCAGAGAAACGCCACGGATGACACCGGCTTCGGCGTCGATAGCCCCGGCGGAGGCGGAAAATGTAATGACTTGATCCATCGCAGGAGCGCGTCTTGTCAAATCAGCGTTGCGCCGGTGCGTTTCGCATCTCGACCAATCGGTCGATCTTCGTGTTGATTTCGCGAAGCGTCGTCTTCATGTCCGCGAGCTGGTTTGCCGTCGCGCTTCGATCCGATTGATACTCGGCGCGGCTCACGGTCTGCCCGAGAGCTGCCTCGGTGTAGGTGATCCGCTGCTCGATTGCGCCAGCGCGTGCGCCGAGCCACATGATATTGCCGACGATTGCCGCGATTGCGACAAGGGTCGGAAGCCACCGCGCCACCGCGTCCTTTTGTTGTTCGCTCATGTGAATCTTATTTCGACTTTGGTCGTGACCCGAACCACCACGTCAGCGCGGTCGCAGCGGTGAACACGAGATCGGAAACGAGAGCCGCGCGCGTCACCGGGTCGAGATTGCCACGGAACGCGAGGAGCGAGATCACGACGGCGAGCGCCCACGTCAAAGCCGGACGCGTAAACCGGCGGAAGGAATCGACCACCACGGCAAGGTTTGCCGCCCACGGTGCAGTTTGCTCCGGAATCCCGACCGAGTCCTCGTTTGCGGACTGCTGCGAGGTCGTGAACGCTTTTAACTCCTCCTCCTTGATCTTGAGTTCCTGCAACGCCTTCGCTCGCAGGATGTCCACCTCCGCGTTCTTGCGGTGCGTGTACGAGTCAAACCACTTGTCCCCAAAGCTCAGCACCTTTCCGAGAATCGTCCCGCCTATCGCAGATGAAAAGAAGCCGAGCATATCAACCTTTGCGGATCGTCAAATACCGCCAGCAAAAGTAGGGAAACCAGATGATCCACGGCACGCGCCGGATCTTCACTTTGCTCGCGATGACCTTAGGCTTGTCCGCGTTCCAGCAGACAACGCGGATCGGCCCCCCGTCCGTGCTCACGCAGTCGTCGATCAGACCGTTGCGCGTAGGCTTGCGGCCCGGCGTCCAATAGTTGTCGAACTGCCCCAGCTCAATCTCGGTCTGCTTCCCGCGTCCAATGGTGCAGCCAATGAATCGCCAGCCGTCGATAGCCCCCTTGATCGTCGCAGCGGACACGCCTGCGCCTGACGCCAGCGAGCACGCCCGCCACTCGTAATTCGACCCGCGCACCGCATCAACGCAGTTCTCTGTGCCCGCTGCGACTTCCTTGCCGGTTACGAGCACGTTCGTGCAGTCGCTAAACTTCAGGATGTCATCGTAATCCTGCGGATTCGGCGGATTCACGAAGCCCGACGTGTCGGGGTTGTCGCCGTAGTAGGATCGCCAGTTGGTGTCGGACATGGGTTAGAGTTCTGCGTCGGCGGTCCACGTAAAGTAGATGCTTTCATTAGCCGAAATACTCAGCGAACCACCAGATGTATTTACTAAATTGAATCCGTATACGTTCACCGTGCCAGTCGCCCCGCTGTTTGCTGCTAGATCTGTTCCACTGGCCGACTCAGAAACCCTGCTGGTGTTGGCTGGTGTTGTATATGGCATCACTGTAACTGTCGGCGTCGTGCGCTTTATGGTTTTAAACAAAAGCCTCAAATAATGAACGCCGCTGCTGATTGTGGTACGTCCCATTGGCCAAAGCCCGTTAGCGTCGTTTGCTGTACCGGGCTTATTTGGGGTATTCTTTTCAAAATATCGTTCGCACAGCAAAAACTCGGCTCCAAACGGCCTGCGCTCAAACTCGGTCGCGGCGTTGCCGACTTCGAGCTGGACGCCGGTGAGATCGAAGGTCGCGGAAAGTGTAGAGATAACGCGAACAGCAGAAGTAGCGCCGATAAGGCCGGAAGCTGCCCACGCTCCAGCGGTACCTCGATAAGTTGAGCCAGAGCCGAGGTCAAAATATACGCGCAAACCGATGCCGCTATCAGTGAGCCACGTCCCGGTTGTATCTCCGGCAATGGCAATAGACTTTTGCTCCCACGTGTTCGCAACGGATATGGCGTATGTAAATGGATATCCACGGTTAAACGCACTGTTAGAAAATGCACCAGAGAATGTCCCTGTTAGAGATGACCTTACCCAAAAAGAAATTGTGACGGTCTTCGCTGTTGCTGCCCCAAACTGAAAATCTTGCAAATTGTTCCCCTCTATTTGGTGCCGAAAATTATAAACCGAACCCGCAGCTGGAGACGCGTCGGCTGTCGTGGTCGTGATTCGAGTAAAGTTAGTGAATCCCTCTGGTGGTGTGCTTGTGCTTCGTTGCAGAGAGAATACGCCTGCCGCTGCTGTTCCCTGTCCGTTCCACCTATCAACACCATAAGGCTGTGCCCCAGTGGACACCGAAACGCTTGCCCCCTCGTTCCGCTGGTCAATCCGCATGTCGCCGTTGATGATGCGATTTCGGAAACCGAGACCGCCGATTACGCTCGGCGCAGAGTTCGTGAACGTGGACGCGCCTGAAGCGGAGAGCGTGGTTGCAGCCACCGTGCTCGGGGTCGTTGCCCCCACCGTGCCGTTGATGTTGATGCTCGCGGTTCCCGTCAGATTCGTAACAACGCCAGAAGCAGGCGTGCCGAGCGCAGGCGTCACAAGCGTCGGGCTGTTGGCAAACACAAGCGCACCTGTGCCGGTCTCATCGCTGATTACTCCAGCCAGCTCGGCGGAAGTTGTCGCGGCGAGCGCACTTAGTTTGTCTGTCGTGACCACAAGGGTCTTGCTTGCCGGGATCGTCGTCCCGTTGAGCGTCGTTGTGCTGCTGCTGCCGAGCGTGGTAAACGCGCCCGCCGCTGCCGTGCTGCCACCGATGGCCGTCGCGTCAATCGTCCCGCCGTCGATGTCCGCCGTGTCCGCCACGAGCGAATCAATGTTCGCGGTGCCGTCTATCGCCAGATTGCGCCACTCGTGGCCCGTCACGCCGAGGTCGTAGGTGTTGTCAGCCGACGGGTTGAGGTCGGACGCTACCCGAGCGTTGAAATTGACCGTGTCCGAGTTGCTGCTGCCGAGGGTTGTGTTGTCGTTTACCGTGAGGTCGGTCGTGGTCAGCAGATTTGCATCGCTGATCGTTACGCCGGAGTTTTGCACGAGCTTGCCCGTCGTGCTGTCGAATCGCACGATTGCGTTGTCGGTCGAGGACGCAGGACCGACGACATCGCCGGTCCCAGTCACGGTATTGGTGACTGTAAAATTCGGATACGTTCCGGTCACGCTGATGCCGGTCCCAGCCGTCAGCACTACCGTTTGATCCGGCGCTGTGTTCGTTACCGTGATGCTGCCGGACGACGTAATCGGCCCACCTGTGACGCTGATCCCCGTACCTGCCGAGAGATCGACGCTGGTGACGGTGCCGGTTGGCTTCGCGACCCACTCGACGTCGGTTGCTCCAGCGTTCAGCGCAAGTATCTTCGTGCCGTTCGCCGTGTAGCTCGGGAGCAGGTTTACTCGTGCGTCGCTCGCGGTCGATGCGCCCGTGCCACCGTCAGCCACGGCAATGTCGGTGATCCCCGTGATGCTGCCGCCGGTGATCGAGACCGATGACGAGTCCTGCGTCGCGATGGTTCCGAGCGCAAGATTGCTGCGCGACGTGGTAACGCTCGCGAGATCGGAGAGGTTATTCGCCGCCTGAAGGAAGTAGGTGTCGGCCTGAGTTGCGGCAGAGCCGAGTCCGAGATTGGTCCGAGCGGTTGAATTCGAGACGAGATCCGAAAGGTTCGACGCTTTCGCGAGCTTGTCCCCGTCCAGCTCGTTAATCGCTGCCTGCACTTCGGTCGCGACGATATCACCAGCCGGGACGTTCGTGATGTTGCTCGCCGTGTAATCACCGTTCGTCGCGGTGACCGTGCCCGTGCGACCGAACACAGATGCGACGTTGTCGGTGTTGTCCACCTTTGACCAGCCATCGGCTCCGCCCGAGATGATCCAGTCACCGATTGCGAATGTGATCGTCGCAAACGTGCCGCCCGTGCTGACGATGTAGAAGTCACCGAGAGTCGAACTCGCCGGAGGATCGGCAAGCGTCGGCGTATTAGTCGCCGCGTTCCACGTCCCCTTGTAGCTGACTTGACCGATGATCGAGTCGGGAAGCTGGCTTGTCGGAATCTTGCCGCCGCTGTCGAGAGTCGCCACGCCGGAGTTCGCGCCCTTTTCGGTCGCCGGAATCTTTGCCGCGAGATCGGTCGTCAGGTTTGTGACCTGCGACTGTGCGATCAGGATGTTTGGCGCGGTGATCGACGTGACGCGGCCCTTCGAGTCTACCGTGACCACGACGGAACTCGACGCGCTGCCGTAGCCGCCAGAAGAAACGCCGGAGACCGTAAGGCTCGGGTTTGGATAGGTGCCCGTCAGATCGCCGCCAGCCGGTCCGGTAGGCGTCCGCGCGTCGCTGAATCGAGAGTCATCGCCAGCTGCGACCGTGCCCGCGGTCGTGCCGACGTTGAGCGTCGCAGAATTCCCGAGCCCGCTGATGTCTGCAGTTGAAAGCGTGATGACGCCGGTCCTTCCGGCCACCGAGGAGACCGGGTAAGTGATGCTGACGTTCGATGCTGCGGTCAGTCTGCCCTTCGCGTCCACCGTAAACGTTCCGACAGCCGTGCCGCTGCCGTAGGAGCCAGCCGTGACCGAGGTATTCGCAAGCGCGACCGTGATCGTGCCTGATGTCGTGATCGGTGATCCGGTGATGCTGATGTTGGCGTCGCTGTCGATTGCCACGCTCGTCACGCTGCCGACCGCTGCGGTAACCCACTCCGTGTCAGTCGCGCCGCCGTTAAGCGCGAGCACCTTGCCACCGTTCCCCGTGTAGGTCGGCAAGAGATTGACGCGAGCATCTGCGGAGGTGCTCGCACCTGTCCCGCCGTCCGCGACTGCGAGATCGGTGATGCCGGAAATCGAGCCTCCGGTGATCGTCACGCTGCTCGCGTTTTGCAGAGCCATCGACCCGAGACCGAGCGAGGATCTCGCAAGCGCAACGCTGGCGACGTCCGAGAGATTGTTGGCGACCTGAAGGAATGTGGTCGCGCTTTCGACCGCAGCCGATCCGAGACCGAGATTTGTGCGGGAGGTCGTGACGCTCGCGACGTCGGATAGGTTTGCAGACTTCGCCATCTTCTCTGAGTCGAGTTCGTTGATTGCCGCCTGTGCGTCCGTGGCAGCGATCCCGCCTGCTGGCGTGTTCGTGATCAGAGACGCGCTGTAGTCGCCTGAAGTGGCTGTTACCACTCCGACCCGACCAAACACGCTTGCGACCTTGTCCGTGTTATCGACCTTCGTCCACGTCGTCGCGCCGAAGATCGCCCAGTCACCGACTTCCCAGTCCGTGATGCCGTTGAGGTTCGTCGTCCCGGCGACGCTTACGATGTAAAAGTGCCCGGTAGTCCCGACGCTGCTCGCGAGTGTCGGCGTGTTCGTCGCTGCGTCCCATGATCCCTGAAACGCGACGCCGCCCGTCGCTGAAACCGTGATCGACCCAGCGCCGTTGCTGATCGCGATGCCCGTTCCGGCGGTCAAAGTTGCTTCGACGAATCCGCTCCCGTTACCGATCAGCAGTTCTCCTTCGTTCGGAACTGGAACGAGATCGGTAAGCGTTGTCGCGCCTCCGCCTCCACCGCCGTTGCCGCGCGCCGCGTTGAGAGTCCAGTCCGCCGCGCTGCGGCTCGGGCGCTCGCGATTGCCATCGATGTTCGAGACGAACGAATCGCCGTTGATCGTCACGAGATCCAGCCGCTGATACGTCTCGCCGGGCGACCACTTGCCGCGCGGGTTTAGTCCCTTCGGCTCGGCAAATTCTTTCCGAAGCTGGTCGATCTCGGCAGCGCGAGGGAAGCGAGAGAGTTCGCCGGTCACCAGATCCTTGACCGCTTCAGGTAGAGCGGAAGCAGCGGCCGCAATCTTCGCCTCGGCCTGCGCGAGCAGGTCGTCATTTTTGGCGCGTTCCGACATAAGCACCGAGTACCGCGCTGCTGTCGTATCTTCGAGCTGGACCGCAAGCTCCGCGATCTTCTGCTTCAGAACGTTCCCGAGTTTCGCGTGCTCCGCTTGCGAGCTGTACAGCAGGTAGGTCTGCAATTCCTCGCGCAGCAACGGCTCGATCTCGTTCAGGTTGCGCTCGATCTCAACCGACAAATGCGCGCGAAGTTCCGGCAGCGACTCGACGAGCTTCTTCAGCTCCACGCGCTGAATGATTGCGAGTTCGATCAGGTTGTCGATTTGGGTCTGCGTGTGAATCATGGGAGTTTATTTGCTGCTCTTCGGATGCTCAGCTGGAAGGAGATCGTTGTCAGTCGTGTACTTCGGATTCTCGGGTCGTCCGTTTTTCAACAGGTAGAGGAACGCGTTGACGCGAGCGAAGGCCCACTGCGACGCAGAGGTCACTCGCGGCGAACTCGACGTGTTGAACGCACCGAGACCGCGCTGAAACACCGACTTAAGTGCGCCGAGGGTCGCGCGTCCGTTGCGCGTGTTTGAGTCCTTTTCGTTGAAGTCGTCCGCTTTCTTTTGAAGCGTCGCCTCTTGTTCTGCCGTGACCTCCGCGCCGCGCGTGGTCGAAGCGTCGCCCCTTGCGGTGCCCTCGCCCTTTGGGTCGGGATTCGGCGTGTCGGACTTTGGTGCCTTGTCCGATCCGACGATTGCTCCGCGCTCTCCGACCTTCGCGAACATACCCTCGTGCTGCCTCATGCAAACAGCCGTGCGCTGCTCCGCGTCTGGAAACTCGGCCACCGACACCGGATCAGCCATGCAGCGCGACATAAACTCGTCGTGCGTTTCTTTGGCGGTCGGCGTCGGTAATTCGTACTGCTTCTTGCTCAGTTGCACGACCGTGCGATCTCCGAGGATCGACTGCTTGATCTGATCGACGCGCGCGTTCTGTTTTTCGCGGAACTTCTGAACGGCGTCCAGCCACTCTTCTGGCTCCGGCGGTTGGATTGCGGCGAAGGTTTGCCTGACCTCGGTCGAGGCTGCTCGTAATTCCTTTGAATCCGCCTGCTTGTTAATGCGCTCGACGATGGCGGTTGACCACGAGTAGCCCTCATCGCCACCCCACCCGTTCCACGCCTGCCAGCCCTTACCCTGCTCGTCCCACGTCTCGCCCTGCTTGTCTACCTCATGGCGGTCAAAGAAAGCCTTCATGCGGCGCACGGTGTCCTCGGACATTGGACGCTTGTTGATCAGGTCGCGGGCGCGAGCGATGCCGACGCTGGTCATGCCGCGCTGCGATGCTGGCTTCTTCTCGCGCACGTCGAGCGCGCGGCGAGCGTTCTCGGCCATCGCGTTGGTCGGAATGTAGCTGCCGGTCTCAAGATTGATCGTGATCAGGTTAGAGTCGTCGAACGCGTTGCCGGGCACGATCTCCTCGCCGGGAGCCTGCCCGCCGACTGATTCCGGCCCGCCGGTCTGCGGCATGACGCTCGCGGCTTGCGCGTCCGCTGCTGCCTTGCCTACGGCATCGCCCGAGGCTGCGGCTGCGGTCGGCGTGCTCGGGAGCGACTGCGTCGTCAGGCGGATAGCCGTCTCCGGCACGCCGTACTTCTCCGCAAGCTCCTTCACGAATCCGGCCTCGATTGCAATCTGCTCGAGACGAGCGAACGCGTCCGTGCCCTCCTCAGCGGCGATCTCTTGAAGCGACTTCGCGCCCTGCCGGTTCTCGTTCATGTTCGCGGCGGACTCGCGCCCGACGTCGATTGAGAGCTTCGCCGGGAATCGCCATTCGCCACGGGTCGCCCGGCGCAGAGCCTGCACCATCGTCTCGCCGGCCAGAAGCGTCGGCGGCGGAATCTCGCTCCGCGCAATCGCGTCGAGGATCACGGCGTCCTTGATCGGATCGAGCACCTTGTCGGTCAGCACGCCCTGATGCTTCGAGAACACTCGGTCAGCGGCTGCGAACTCTGCGCGGACGCTCGGTCCCTTGTAATCTTGCGTGCCGAACAAGACACCCTCGGGCACGCCGACGCCGAGAGCGATCTCGTGCATAAGATGCTGGACGAAGCCGGTGAACGCCTGTGACGGGCGCGCTGGCATGACCTCGACGCGATCGCTGTTTGAAAAGTATCGAATCATGCCGACCTCGGTCAGCTCGTTCTTCTGCTGCTGCCCGCTCGGGAGCGAGAGCGCCGGGTTCGGCTGGAACAGGTTGCGCGGATTCGCCGCTCCGCGCTCGTTGAAGATCAGCGCGGCCTGCTGCGAGGAGAAGCGAACGCCCGCCTTCTCTGCCTGCAAGATGTCGTGAAGCATCCGCGCGGTCTGGATCGCGGCGTGCAGGTCTGTGATCCCTCGGTACTGATCGACTCGGAATGGATCGAAGTAGTGGCAGAACTGGTTTGCCGGAATGTCCTCCGCGCCAAAGTAAACGCCGTTCCGGTCAACGCGGAAAATCCGGTACGCGACCGGCTGGCCGAAGTCGTTCGTGATGATGCCCTGATAATAGTTGTCGGACTCAACCGCCGACATGTTCGGATTTCCGATGCGAGTCGCCGGAACGAGCTGGAGCTTGAGCCCGTCGGTCGTGCGCCGGATGACGAAGCCGCAGTCGCCATCGACCGGGCGCTCCTCGGCGGCGAGCTGCACGAGCTTCTTAAAAGAGTGCCGATTCGTGACGTCGCAGTTCTTGCACCACGCGTGAAAGTATTCGCTGATCGTCTGATTGTATCCCCGGTCGCCGGTCGTCGGCGAGTACTCGTGCGGCGTCAGGTAGTTGCCAAACTTGCGCGAGATTTCGCGCGCCTCGGGAAAGTTCTCAACGAGGTCACGCGCTTCCCACATCATCACCACGCGGTCGCGCTGGTTCTGCGTGGACTCCGCCGGTTGCCCGTACTGCTTCGGAGCGTAGAGCCGATTCGTGCGCGCCGCGTTGTACTCGAACAGATGCCTCTGCACGCGAGATTCGAGACGCCGGAGCGCCCACGTCGGCGCAACGTTCTCCAGAGCGCGGTCCACCCACGGCTTGTTTTTGACGATTGCGGCTGCGTCGAAATGCTCGGTGTCCATGTGCTTTTTTGTGATCAGTTACCCGTAAACGAGATGAAAGTCGTGTCGGTCGTCTCTCCGTTACCATACGCCTGCGCGTCAACAATCTGCCCGAGCATTTGATTGAGCGCAGAGAGGTCGGCACGCGAGACGCTTTTTCCGTTAAGCGAGTAACTTTGATTGAGCAGCACTGCCTGAATCGCGTCGAGTGCCTTCGTTTTCAGGATCGCGAGCGTCGCGGCGTCGAGGCCGAGAAATGGGTTGTCGAGCATTTGCCAATGCCCGATTTGTCAAAAGCCGCTAGTCTTTAGGCGCTGTGTACCGGATCACGTTCGCGATGGTCGCCATGCACAAGATCATCGCCGAGGTGTCGAGACCGTGATTCGGCGCGTTGCTTTTAACCTCCTGCCACGCCCAGACGCCGGTGCGGATCTCGACCTTCGACTCGCCCTTGAGGTGTTCGAGGTAGAGCGGGTTCACGTCTGCCGGCAGAAGCCATTTGAGGTCGCCTCGATCTTCGAGCGCGTTTGCCAGCAGGTCTTTGAAGTAGTCGCCCGACCAATCGTAGTAGTATACGTCGCCGCCTCGGTAGTCGCTGATCCGAGGTTCCGAGAACGGGAAGTTGACCAGCGTGTCGCTGTGGTCGTCGCGCATCGTCCACGTCTTGCGCGCGTGCCCTCGCATACCTCGCCAGCCGAAGTCCGCGCAGTCCCGATCTACGTCGGCGGGTCGGTAGCCCTTGTCCTGCGCGACGCAGGCGTCCGGCACCTTGTACCGCTGCTGGAGATGCCGGAGCTGGTCGCGGGTCTCCACGCGGCCGAAGTAAAGTTGCTTATAGGTCGTCCCGGTCGCGGAGGCGAACGCGCCGATCTCGACCCACCAGTGATCCTTCTGCCGGTCGATTGCCATGAGCCGGATCACCTCGTTCTCGATCTGCTGCCCAGCGGCGAATGTCGCGACCGAGTAGTCGCTCGTTCGCACGAACAGGTTGACGACCTTTTTCTCGACGATCCACGGGCGCGCCTCCCGCTTCGTGCGAAACTCGATCAGCATTTTGTCGTCACCCTGCTTGATCCGGTGGTTCTGCGCTTCGCAGAACTCTTCGACCAGCAGGCGCATTGGACGCGAGACGAGCGACTCGACGCGGAAGGATGCGAACTCGGCGGGCGCGTCCGGGCGCAGAGGAACGTAACGCCCGGTCTTTTTCCACGCGTTGCGGGTCGCGTCGCTGTCCGGCGTCTCGTGGCCGCAATGGCAACGAAACCGGCAAGACTCGACCGCGCGCGCGACGTCAATCGTGTCGTCGTCCCGCTTCGCCTCGATGTCCCAGACGACGCCGGCGCGGATCTTTGTCTCCTCGTTCCGCCCGAGCGAGAACGCGACCGGATGAACCTTGCGGCACGACGGACACTCGGCGGACCACTCCTGTTGATTGCCCTGCCGGAAAGACGTGTCCTCCACGTTGCCGGTCTCGATGTCCATGACCGGAGCCTGCGACGTGTTGTAGATTTTCGAGCGCCCCACCTCCTCGAAGCGCGAGACGCGAGCGACGGCGTGACCGTACACGTCCTGCCACTTCGGGAGCCAGATCTCGTCGTTGATCTTGTACCGGATCGACTGCGACTGCTGCGACGAAAGGTTCGCCGGGTTGAGGATGAAAAAGAATCCGCCGAAGTAGATCTCGGTGGTCGTGCGCTGCGGTCCTGTCCTCGGTAGCATCCGAGCGACCGGCTTGCACCCCTCGAAGATCGGATTCAGCCGAGACTTCGCGTGCCGGTCGATCATCTCGTCGGTCTGCATCGTCCACGAGATCGGTCCCGCGTCGTTGCAGATCAGCCACGGAACCCAAATGTCGGCGACGAGCGTTCCGCCGATTTGCACCGCTTTTCGGAAATGGACTCGCCGGATCAGCGGATTCTGAAGCGCGTCGAAGATCGGGACGAGCCACGGCGAGATGCGAACATTGAACGGTCCCGGCGTCGCGTACGAGTCGGGCAAGACGATGTTCCGCCGCGCCCACTCGTAAATTGGCGAGCGGTCGCGCTTCGGAGAACGGAAGTCGGCGAGGCGTCGTTCGGTCTCGGTCACTTTCGAATCACCCAGAAGTTGTTACGTACGACGCTGAACTCAAGATTCCGCTCCATCGTGAAGCGGATCACGGCAGGACCGACACCGGGAAAGCCAACGTCGTCGCCGAACATGATTCCGCCGAGAGCGACGAGCGGCCAAAAAGCGCACAGGTCGTCATGCACGTCCGCGTATTCGTGCGAGCCGTCGATGTACACTAGTTCGGCGCAAATCTTGTGGTGCTGCAAGATCCTCGCCCCGTTAATGCTGGTATTCTGGATCGGATAAATGCGCTGCGCGTGCGGCGAGTCCTTGATGTTGCGGATAAACTGATGATAGAGCCTCGGGCATCCGACCGAGTCGAGGAGCCGGTCGTTCTCCGATCCGCTTGAAAGAACGTGATCAATTCCTCCGAGCCATGTGTCCACGCAAACAATGTCGCTCGCGAAGCGCTCGGTCGCCTTCGCGAAGTGAATTGCGCTCCGGCCCTTCCACGAACCGACTTCAATGATCGTTTTCGGTGCGAGCAGTTCGACAAGTTCGTCGAAGATCGGGTCGTCGCTGTTCCAGCCGCGAATGTCCTCGTGTTTGGGAAGCTGGCTTGTGTCGCCTGATGTGAGCTGCGCGATTGATGGGAATGGTTTCATGTTTTTAATTCAGAATGATATGATCTGCGGACAGTTGCGACGCGATTCGCAGAGCGCGAGAATTTGTTCCTCTGTCACGCGGTGGTGCTGGATGCCGTAGCCCCCGCGCAGGTTCACCTTGCTCTGCCGGTCCCGCCGGTCGCGCGTCCGCCGGGTTACCGCAAACGACGGGTCAGCGTTTTGCCAGTGCGTGCCCTCGAACCAGAACGCGTGATCGAAGGTGCCGCCGCATTGCCGGTGATTCCCGAGGTCGAGACAGATGCCCCGGTCGGCGCGGATCACGATGGGCTTCTGGTAGAGGATGTTCTCTGGCGAGCGGTAGTCAGGATCGCCGAAGCGACGCTGCGGGACCGGAGGCTGATCGAGGTCGAGGTCGCGCTCCGAGTGATGTCGGAACACGTTCCGCATCCGAGCCTCGATCACCGTGACGGTCTCGGGAACGCTCGCGAGGTACTCTTGCGGATTCCCGCAGCGGCTCGGCCAAATGAATTCATCCGCGTCCACGACAATCTTCCACGCGGACGCAGACGGCTCGGCGAGCAACGCGTTGACCTTGTCCGTCTTCATGCGGTCGTCCATGCCAGCCGGGAACTCAAAGTCGATCACGCGCACATTGCGCGCAGCTTCGAGGACTTCGCGGGTGCGGTCGCTGGATCGCGAAACGACCGCGAGGATCTCGTCGGCCCACGCGTAGTGCTGGACGAACAGGCGCGCCAGCGTCTCTTCGTTATAGAAAAAGCAAATGACTTGAACGTGGGTCATGGCTCGTCGTCCGAGACCCGCGCGCTCGTTGCAACCATCCCGCCCTGATAGAGAGCGATGTTCGAGTTGATCACCTCGCGGATCTCGTCGAGGATTACCCCGCCCTCGACGTTGACCTCGGCTGCGTTCTTCCCGATCACGCGCTGCCCGAGTTCGACTTCGAGCTTGAGCCTCAGGAGCAGGTCGAGCTTCTGCGACAAGGTTGCGAGCATGTCGTCCACGACTTCCTTCGCGATGACTTCCCCGGCCTCGCGCTCGTTCTTCGCGCGGGCGAGCCGGATCTGCTCGCGCATCAACTCGGCTTTGAGTTCGGCGAGGTTCTTCGTCGCCGTGTCCTTGCCGATCACGTTCTCCGCGCAGAACTGCTGCCACGCGACGAGGTTCTCCCGGCGACCGTCCTCATGCTTCGCGGGCGCGTTTGGGAAGCGGGCGCGCGCGTCGTAAACTGCCTGACGCGAGAGACCGAGTTCCTTCGCAAGCGTCGTCGTGTCCTTGACCCAGCCGTCCGACTGCTCGGACTGAAACTCGATCATCGCCTTGCGATCCGCAGCCGTCATGGTCTTGCCCGCCTTCAGCTTTGAGGCGATGTTCGCGAGGTTTTTCCGCGCGAGGAGTTCGGAAGGTGACTGCGGCGTGTCGGTCACAGCTTGATTGGCGTCTTGCCGGTTGCATCCGCCCAGCGTTGAAGCGCGACGGCGACGTAGTTTGGACTGATCTCGATGGCGCGCGCTTTGCGCCCGAGCTGCTCGCACGCCATGATCGTCGTGCCACTGCCACTAAATGGCTCGTAAACCACGTCGGCGGATTTCGTGTGATTGCCGATTGCGTACACCCACATCTCGACCGGCTTCATGGTTGGATGCTCGCGGGAAGCCTTTGGCCGGTCGAAGTCCCAAACCGTCGTCTTCGTCCGGTCGCTGTTCTTTAGCCGGTCGCCGGGTTTCCATCCGAACAGGATCGGCTCGTGTTTGTAGTGGTACTCCGAGTGCCCCATTACCATCGAGTCCTTGTTCCAGACCATGACCTGCCGTAGATATCCACGCCCCTTCCAGTCGTTGAAAAATACGCCGTGCAGCGGACCCGCCGGGACCGTTGCGACCCAGTAGGCTCCGGCACGCGAAACGGCGTCTGCCGCGTCGAACCACTGCTTGCACATCTTCGCCAGAGTCTCCTCGTCCACATCGTCGTTCTCGACCTTGAGCGCGTCCTTCGTCTTGCCGACGTAGGCGACGCCGTAGGGTGGGTCAGTGATGACCATGTCAGCGAGCCCCCCCCCAATCACGCGGCGGGCGTCATCGAGCTTCGACGAGTCGCCGCACAGTAGCCGGTGCTCGCCTAGTTGCCAAAGCTGCCCCGGCTCCACGCCCCACTTCGCCCGAAGCTCGTCGGCCTTGTCGATCTGCGGCTCCGCATCGACCTCGGAGTCCCCGACAAGGTCGGAGGAAATCTTTGCCAGCTCCTGCTCGGTAAAGCCGAGATCCGCGAGGTCTTGACCGGCGTCGAGGAGCGACTTTAGCACCTCGTCCAGCTTTTCGTCCCACTCCGCCAGCTCCGCCGTCCGGTTGTCCGCGATGGCGAACGCGGTCGCCTCCACGCCGGTCAGCTCGGTCCTCGTCGCGCTGATCTCGGTCCAGCCGAGTTCCTGTGCTGCCGTGAGCGTGCCGTTGCCGGCGAGAACGATTCCCTTTGCGTCGATGACGATTGGCTTTTGCTGACCAAACTTCCGGAGCGACGCCTTGATCGCGTCGAGGTTTCTGCGCGAGTGTTTGCGCACGTTCGACGGGTCGAGGGACAGGTCCGCGACCTTGATGCTTTCGATTTTCATTTGTAAAGATTTGTAAAAAAGTGAAACGCGTTTTTTTACGCTAGGTCGCTTAACCCCTATCGCTACCCATTAACAAAAGGTTTCCTACCCCCCCCCACCCCCGGGTACCCCCCTACCTCCACCCTCCCGCGCCGAGAAAATGCCTCCTACCCCCATAGGACGGCGCCTGACGAGGCTCCGGCGGTCGATCTCGATCACAGTTCCCTCTTCCCGGTCTGCCAGCCGGTCCCAGCGATCAGAACCTTTGCCCTTCGCATCGACGCCCAACTGCAAATGGCTGACCCGAGCGTGATCACCCGACATCCGAGTCGGTGGGTGAGCGTGAACGCGATGATCGCGAGGTCGGTGCGTACGGTCGATGGTCGCTTCATGGCCGGGTATCGTGCTGCTCGATTGCGTAACGCTCGTCGTGCATCAGCGCCGAGAGCCTCGGGAACACAAGCGCGACCTTGTTCAGTTCGCTTCGCCACTCGTGGTGCAGAGCCTGCCGGGTGCGCCCTGTGGTCGATGCCATGTCCGCGAACGATTGCGTGACCGCGCTGACGTCACCTGAGCCAAACCGGATCGCGACGAGGAACATCGTGGGCGAAAGGTCCGCGAGCGTCGCCAGCCGACGGCAAAGATCCGCCGCCCCTCGGACCTCGCACTCCTCCAGCTCGACCAGTCGCTCGAGTATCTCGGCGGTGATCTTCGCCGAGTCGGTTGAGACCGTGATCGAGACGTAGGTGATCACGTTAGGTCGCTCACCGGATCATAGACGAGGCGCTTAAGTTCGGGCGCGATGTCGATGCAGTCCATCCCCTCGATCTTAAGCTGCCCCATCTGATCCTTCTGCTGGATCATCGAGATGATCGCGCGAAGGGATTTGATCCGCTCCGAGTATGTTCGATTAACCGTCTTGCGCCTGACTTCGAGCGTCGTGATTGAACGCGCTGCTTGCGCGGAGAATCGCAGAGCCTCTAGCTCCCTCAGTTCCAGATCGTGCTGTCGATTGGCTGTTGCCATTTCGTTTTGTGTTTTCGTCTCGGCCCTTGCGCGGTGAGTCGCTTGTGCTTCGCCCACGCGTGAGCCGAGATCAGTTTTGGTTTTGTGTTTTGTTGCTGTCCCACGTTGATGTTGTTTTGCATCTCGTTGAATTTGTCAATGCTACTGTCCCGGCAGCTTGAATGAAACTCCGACGCAAAGCTCGTTGAGCCGTCGCAGGATGTCGTCCCCGAGACACTCCTCGCCGAATCGCGACCGCAGTTCCGAGCCTGCAAACCGCGTCGAGAGAACGACCGGGAGCCCGCGCCCGTACCGTTTGTCGAGCACCTCCCAGAGCAGCGCAGCCATCGCAGGCGTGGACTTCTCTTTGCCGAGGTCGTCGATCATGAGCACCGAGCATCCGCAGAGCCAATCGACCTGCTCAATGTCGCGCGCGGCCTTCGACAAGATCCGCCCGAGTTCGACCGCGTTCAGAGTGACCGGCGCGCGTCCTTCGAGTTCGAGTTCGCGGGCAAGCGCCCAGTACGCCGTCGTCTTGCCGCTGCCGCTCGGCCCCTTCATCGCGATGCCGCGTCCGCTCGATGGTCGCCACGCCTTGACGCGCTCGAACGCCGCCCGGTCCACGTTCGCCGGAAGCGTGCCAAAGATCGCGTCGCGCATCCGCTGCGGGCAAGCCTCGTCCCACTTCGGCGTCGCGCTGCTGCTGTCGTGCTCGTCCTGTTGCTCGTTGTAGTGCAGCCGGACCAGCTCCATGCAGTCCTCGCAGACCGTCACGGGCAGCTCGATCACGGTCTCGAACATCTCGTGCCGGGAAGGCGTAGGGTCGATTCGATTCGCGCAGCCTCGGCAGACCGGCTTCCCGATGTCCCACTCCTCGCGCGTGCCGTTGCCCCATGTGTTCGCCAGCAGGTTCTCCCAGCGTGAGCGGTTCGCGGCGTCGAACGAGCATTTCAGCCCGGTCAGGCGAGTGACGTTGCGTGCCTGCGTTTCGCCGAAAGGTGTTTCAGAGCGTGTAGCCATGAGCTTTTGCCTCCAGTTCGTAGGTTGATGTGCCGCCGGATTTCATGGTCTGCTGGCCGACTCCGTTCAGGGGTTTGTCGCAGCGGTTCAGCCAGTTCACAAAGCGCCGCCGGGTCGCCTGCCTGCCGTTGGTCTCGCACCAGCGCGTCATCTTGCCGTGCTCCTGCGCGACGTTTAAGCCCTTGTACGTTGGGTCTGCCCCTAGACCGGCGAGCCATTCGGCGTCGTCAGGCTTCGGTTTAGGCGCCCGCTTTGGTTTTGAAACTGACGTTGGCGCGGATACCTCCGCGCTATCCGTTGCCCCCAACGTCTTATTCTCTTCTCCTTCTCCTTCTCCTTCTCCTTCTCCTTCTCCTTCCGCTTTCGCAGAATTAACCAACGTTGGTTTCTTTCGGGTTCCGACGTTGGTTTCGATTGTACCGGGAGAAGCAACCGACGACGGCCTCCCGCCGCGCTGCCCGTTGGTTCTAGCACGCTCCCGACGTTGCTGAACCTCTGCCTCCTTGTCGCAAGGATAGGACCAAAGGTGCAGGTCATCGCCTATCCAGCGCCAGAGCGTCGAATCGGCTAGGACTTCGGATTGCGTGACGCGAGCAAGTTGCTGCCACTTGCGATCTGCCCACGGCTTGCACGCTACGATCACGCCGCCGTTTTCCTGCCCGGCGCAGTACCGAAAGAGGCAAAGCCATGTGGCTCGGTTGATCGGGTCAGAGCCGACGAACTCCTCGCTGTCTAGCGTCGTGGTTTCAATGTTCAGCCAGTTCATGAGATAAAAGAAAAAGTCCGCCAGCCCACGCGGTAGAAATTGGCGATGAAACTCGCCTCGCGCAGACTGACGGACTCAAATTGATTGGTTTCATGGATAGGCTTTCTACGGCCTCGGGTAAGCAAGTTACGCGAAGATCAATTGGAGTAAAGAACTTTTACCCCTCCCAGCTAATCGTAATCGTGCAACCGGCTTCGCGTTCCGATTCGGACCAGAACTTCATCGCCGTCACGATCTCGATTTGCGCGTCGTCTCGCCAGATCCGCCCGTTGCGCGTGATCCGGTCAGCAACCAGTTTGATTAGATTATCGATGTCCGGCTTCTGCGTGTGCTTGCGTGGTGCGCTCGGCTTCAGGCCCTTCGCCCCGGTGTGCGACTTCGGGCGAGCGAAGAAGAAAGCGATCATGATCGAGATCGGCGCATCGGTCGGCGTCGAGATCCGCTCCGACAGAACGAGCTGCCTGATGCCGTCATCGACCGCGCGCTTCCAGCGGTCAGCCACGTCGGAGTCGTACATCCGCGCGACGTGCTTCGACCCCATCTTGCGAGCGAAGGCTCTCGGGCGAGGTTGTCCCTTCGGGTCTCCGCCGATGAAGGTGTTGATCGATATCATGCCGTCGTCCTTTCCGTCGCCGTCTTGCGCCGGATCATCAGGAAGTCGCGCTCCTCGTCGGTGATGCGCTGGTTGATTAGACCCAGCTTTTTTGAGCGAAGGAACGCGCTGGTCATCGAGCCGCGCATCACCGAGGCGATCTCCTTAGGCGTCTGGAATTCCATGAGCCTCCGGTCGATCTCGTCGTTGATTAATTTCTGTTCTGCTTTGCATCGTCTGTTCATGGGTTTGTGTTTTGGTTTTTGGGTTTGAATTGTCCGAGTTTGTTGCGACGGGTCTTGTCCGCCTTTATCTTTTGCAGGAAGTCCTCGACCCATTGCTGGTCGCGACCGAGCTTGATCCCGCGACGGCGCGCGATGCGGTACGTTGTGAGGTTCGCGACGCAGAACGCCGCGATGATCAGAACCAGTTCGAGGTTAGTCATGATTCCCTCCCGTACCACTTCGGCAGTCCCAGCTCGTGGACGACCGGCTCGATGTTCGGCCAGACTCCGGTCTCGTAGCATCGCTTGAGCCGGATCAGGTCCTCGATGTTCTCGTCCTGTCCGCGAGCAATGGCGTCGTCGCTGAGTCGATACACCGCGCAGCCGAACGGCTCGACCTTTTCGATGGCGACGTAGTACATCTGCGCGACCGGCTTCGAGTGCAGCTCGTTGATCAGCGGGAGGTAGAAGCCCGCCTGCCGATGGTAGCCGTAGCTGAACGCCGCGCGCTCGAAGTTCCGGAATGCGTCCGAGTCGAGTGACTCGACCGTCTTGATGTCCAGAACGTACGGCGCGCCCGCGGTCGTCTCGCAGCCGTCGGCGTTCCACCAGTCTGTCCGGCATTGCAGAGCGCCGAGCGCGTTCGCCTGCGGTACGCGCCACGTCGTTTCCGGCGTCCCGGTCTTGAGCAGGTCGCAAGCAATAGGGTGAGCTGCGACTGCCTCGCGCATCGCGATGACCTGCACGAGTTCCTCGGCGCTGATGAACGTCTTGCCGAGGTGATGTGCGGACCACTCCGCGAACTGCGCCTTGCCTTCTTTGGTCCGCCGGTCGCAGTCCGGCTTCACGGCGTAGCGGTCGGCAAAGGTAGACTCTTCGAGGATCGCGCAATGGACTGCGCTGCCGAGCCGGAACGCGTTCGACTCCTCGGACTGCGGAAGCGTCTTCGCGACGTACTTCTTGAAAAAGAGAGCAGGTCGGCGCCGGAAGCATTCGAGCTTCGAGTGCGAGATCGCTGCGTTCGCGTGATACTGTTCGATGGGTTCAGTTGTCATCGGCTTCGTCTTTGAGTTCGAGTTCCGTCCGACGCACAAAAGGCCAGAAGGCGAGCATCGCGATCACGAAGATCGTGACCATGATCGCCCCACCAATCCAGCCGAGTGTGCGCCGGAGGGTGTTCACGCGTTGTCCTCCGCGTCGAGGCCGAGCTTCGATTGCAGCGGGTCGATGATCGTCTCAGACTCGTCCTTAAACCTGACGCTGTAACCGATCTTCACGTTGATCTTCGGAGCCATCGCGAGGGAATCCCACTCGATGTTCACGGTCGCCTTCGCCTTCGGCTCCGTCTCACTCTCGTCGTCGATGAAGCTATCGGTCGCCGCCTTCGTGATCGCCTCAAAGTGCGTTTCCAGCAGGCTGCGGAATTGTTCCGTCGCCGTGTTTACTACCGCTGACTTTTTGATTTCGTGTTCGTTGATCTTCGTCTGCATGTTGGTTTCGTGTTCGTGGTTTGGTTTCTGGTTCTTGAGGAACATCTCGGCGAGGTCGGTGGCGACGCTCATCGCTGGCCCCACGTTCCGTTAATCGCAGCGCGAGCGTTGTCCGCCGCAAGTTCGTCGTAGGTTAGCTCTACTATACCCCGCAGAGCCTCTTCGAGTAGGCCGATGCGCGCTGTTAACTGCTCAATCTGCGCCTGCGCCATCGCCGGGCTGACGGTCCATGCGTGCGCCTCAATCTCCTCCTTGAGTCGGTCGATCTCGTGAGCGTACCTAAGGGACACCGCGTTCGTGTCGTTGAGCTCTCGTTCGAGATTTGCGGCGAAGTGTTGACCGGCATCGCGATGACCCTCGCGCGCGTACCGCTCCCACTCGGCGTTGGTCCGTGGTGTGTCGCTCATGCTGCACCTCCGACCGCGTTTGCCATCTTGTCGATCTCGTTCGCGAGCGACCAGATTCGCGCCTTGATTTCGCCGACCGCTGCCTGTGCCTCTTTCGACGCGACCTCTGGCATTGCCGTCGCCCTGATCATCTCGCCGAGCGCGCGGATCTTGTCGCGGTCGGGAGCCATCGCAGCCTTTCGACGTGCGTCAGCTTCGGCGCGCTCGCGATCCTCTTGCGCCTTTTTCGCGGCAGCGGCTTCTTGCTCGGCCTTCGCCCGCGCTGCGCGTTCCGCCTGCATGTTCCGCTCGATCTCCTCGCGCTCGGCTTTCGCCTTCGCTTCGACCGCCTCGCGCTCCTTTCGGGCTTTCTCGGCAGCTGCGGCTTGCTCGGCTGCGACGCGTGCGCGTTCCGCCTGCAATGCGGATTCACGCTCGGCGGCTTCCTTTTTCAGCCGTTCGTTTTCGAGCCGGATGCGCTCACGCTCGGCAGCTTCGGCAGCTTCCTTCGCCGACCGCTCCGCCTCGGCCTTGCGCGCAGCCTCGATCTTCGCAGCGCGAGCAGCCTTGCTCGCGTCGAGCAGTTGGGCAAACGCCTCGTCGGGCATCGCACCGAGATTGTAAAACGTGCCATCGACGCCGACTGCCGCAAGTTGATCGTTTCGGTCCCTGCGGATCGATTCGATGCGCGCGGCTTCGGCACGTTCTGCCGCCTTCTCGTGCGCCTCAAGCTGCTCCTCGACTGGCTCAATGACGTACTTGAGGATATTCGCCATGCCGTCGATTGCCTTGCCCGTGCGGAGCGAATCTTCCTTGAGCCGCTTGCGCGTGTTCTCGATCTCGATGCGTGTCTCGCGCAGCTTTAGACGGCAAGCGCGGGCGAGCTTCGGATCAGTGACGCCTTGCGACTGCGCGACAAGTGACCGCGCCTGCTTCGCCATCGGCGCAAACGCGCTGAGCAGTTGCTCGGAGGCTGGAGCGGTCAGCGCGTTGTCCTTCGCGACTGCCGCAAGCTGCGTCTCGTTGCTGAGTTCGATTTCGGTGGTCATGCGATTGTCCCTCCTGCGCTTGTTCCCCCGACCGCGTCGCTAAGGCCGAACGCGAGTTTCTCCGAGAGCGTGACGTTGATTTCTGGAACGATGTCGCGCGCTTCCTCGACCGTCCGCAATCCCTTCAGCACGTCCCCGAATTGATCGCGCAAGATGAATCCGCGCGCGCGGAACTTGAGCATCCGCCGAGGGTAATCCGTCCACGGTCCCGGCTTGCCCCACAACTTCGCCTGCTTCGCGTCGGCGACGGTGAACGTTTCCGAGGATGCCGCGCTGCCCTTGCGGGTCACGGTCACGCGATAGCCGTGCGAGTCCTTCCCCGGCTCGCCGATCTCCTCCTCGACGTAGGCGTCGAGCAGGCCGGAGGCGCGGCAGAGCGCGAGCGCGGCGTCACCATAGATCGCCGGGCGCCCGTTGATCACGGCGGTGTTTTGCAATGCAGCCATCGGCGTCAGGCCCAGCTCCATGCCGAGCTGAATGGCGATCATAACCGACTCGGGTTTCTCCATGCCCTTCGGCGCGAAGCCGCTCGCGACTACCGCACGGGCGAAGCGGAAGGCTTCGTCAATGCTTGCGAGTTGCACGCCCTGCGCGCCGAGTGCGATCTGTGCTTTTGGTTGCTCGGCGACGGTGGTCGGCGCGAGCGGATTGATTGTCTCTGTTTTGACGGTTTCGTCTTTCATGTTACTGTGTGTGTTTTGTGTTTTGCCCCCTCGTCGTTAACCCGGCGAGGGGTTTTTGTTTTGGTTTCTCTGACAGATTAGAACGGCACCTCTTCGTCGCCCGCGAGCGCGGGAGCCTGATCGCGGACGGCAATGGCCGGAGCGGACGACGGGAGGTTGCCCTGTCGCTCGTGCCAGAGCGTCCTGACCGCGTTCTGGAGAAGCACGTCCGCGTCCCTAGGCGGGAAAGGCGTGCCGTCTTTCTTGAGCTGAGGCTCGCGGTCTGCGCCGTACCAGAGGAGCTGCTTGTCGTTCAGTTGCGAGATTGGCGTGCCCGCGTTCTTCCCGAAGTGAACGGTGGTCTCGCCCGCTCTCTCGATCACGACGCGAGGCATCGGGAGCGAGTCAGGCGTGCGCGTGGTGGTTGACTTCGGAGCGGGCGTAGAAGCCTGCGGGAGCGTCTGCCGCGCTTCGAGCGCGTGACGGATGCCGATAAGCTCGGCGAGCAATGCGTGGAACTGTGTGTCGGTGATCATGTGTTTTGTGTGCTGGCTGAATTATTTCTTCGCTGCTAAAGCCGCGACCTTTCGCCCGTAGCCGAGCGTGGCCGGTTTGCTAGCCCCTCGCGGCCCGCCATTGTGGACGCGGGCGAGCACCTCTACGTCGCCCTTAGCCCACGCCTCGGGCGCGTATCTCTGAAGATAGGCAGAGGCGACGCGCTTCGAGTAGGCTAGGTCCGCGACCCGCTCGTAGGCTCCCGGCACGCGGCTGTCGGAGTGGTACGAGCGATGGATCTGAAGCGGTCCGAGAGCCTTCCCGCCGTCGCCGACGATAGGACCGTGCCTGCCGGACGTCTCGACGAGGTGGAGGGCGAGCCAGAACGAGTCGGGCGGAGCGGCGTGCGCGGAGACCGCGAGCGCGAGCAGGAAGATTGCGTGTTTCATGTGTTAAAAGGGCGGCTTAGTGACTCTCCCGCCGTTTCGTTTCGATCAGACCGCGATCAGTGTGTTGAGCGCGTTCTGCTTAAGATCCGCCTCGCAGCCAATCGTGACCCGCTCCATGCGGAGTTCGACCGCGCGCTGGTTTTTCGTCTCGTAGTGATCGAGCCAATCGGTGACGCCGTTGAACAGATCGTACGCCGTCTTGCCCGAGTTGCCCGCGCCGGTCTGGTACAGCGACAAAACGTGGTCGATGTTCTTCTTCGATTCCTTAGGCATGATCTTCTCGGTCAGGATTCGCTCGGCCTCATCGAGCGTCATCGCCTTGCCGATCAGCGTCTCGTAGGAGCGGAACAAAGCCTCGGTGCCCTCACGGGACCAGCGCATGATCTTTATTGCAGCCTCGACGCGGTCCATGACCTTCGTCGTGTGCATGACGCTGAACCCCGCCCCGCCCTCGGCGCGTGCCGCGCTGTACGTATTCCAGCAGACTACGCGGGTATCAACGAGCGCAAACGAGACGCGGGCCTTGCCAGCGTGACCGTTCGAGGCGAGGACATACTGCTTGTGCTCCTCGCCGTTGCAGAGCGTCCGCTCGCCGATCTTTAGGAGGAACCAAACGATCCCGCCGTTGAACAAAGATCCCGCCGTCTCGAAGCAAGCCTCGCCGGTCGAGACGATGCTCTCCGCGATCTCCGCGAGAGCGCGGTTCTGGAATGGGCCATACTTCGGGCTGACGATGCCGAGGACGCTGCCGTCGTCAGTGCGGGTCAAAGCCTTGTGGCCGGGAATCTCCTGCATGTCCGCCGTGTAGATCGGACGGTTTTCGACCTCCCAGTCTAGGCGGGCGAGTTCGAGTGCCTTCTGCGAGTCAGCGCGGCCTTCGATCACCGTGCCGAGCCCGTGCCACGGGACGGTGTTGGAGCCGCTAAACATTGTGTCTTTTTCTTCGATGTGGTGTGCCATTGTCGTGTGTGTGTTGCAGGGGTTAATTCCCCCGATGAAACGACCATAGACCATGCCCGACCTATGTCGATACCTATCTGAATCTTTTCGCAGTCCCTTCCCGTAGCCTTTGATAATCAAAGACTTAGGTGCGATTAAATATCCGTCACCGTGCCTCGGTGATCTCGAAATCAACCTTGCCGCCCGTGACATGATAGAGCCGGAGCCACGCAGCGCCGACTGGTTTCGGCGGTCCGCCTCGCTCGATGTGCCAGCCGCCGTAGCCGTCGCCGTGCTCCTCCTTGTATCCGGCGGTGCGGACGTGCACCTGCCTCGTGTGCTCGACCACGTGCGAAAAGTTTAAACGTATTCGCGAAATAGATACCTGCCACGCGTCGTGCGTGTGACCGGTGTGCACGATGTCCGCGTCCGCGAGGTACACCGCCATGCGGTTTGTCTGGATCACGCCGCGCGTAACTGGTCCGCCGCCGCCGTACCCGTGGTGGTAGTGATACGTCAGCATGTCGTTGCGGGTCTGCTCCAGCTTCACGTTGAACCTGATGAAGCCGGAGAACCCACCGTGGCGAATGTTCGCCGCGCCCTTCGCGCGCAATCGCTCGACGAGCCGCTCGGTCAGATCGGTCTCATGATTCTTGAGCATTGCGGTCTCGTGATTGCCCCACCCTCGCATGGTCAGGATCGAGGCGTAGGGTTCGAGCCAATCCGCAGCGGTGCTCACGAGCTTGTCGAGGTAGTCGCCCTTTTGGTGGTCCGGCCTGATATCGTTCTTGTTAGATCTCTTGTCGTACTTGCCTTGCATCGCGCAAAAGAAGTCGCCGATGTCGATCACCGGCGCGTTGCGCTTGAGCGCGAGATCGAGATGCCGCTTGAGCATCG